ATAAATCGTTCTGGTACTGAACAATTTGGTATTATTAATATCTTTATTAGTATTACTGATGGCAACAATCTTGTAATCAATCGAGATTATTATTCTGATTCTGTGGGGCGCTACCAAATTGTAGGAAAGGAAATCTACGGAACATCTTACTATCTTCTTGAGGCACACCTGGAGACTGCATCATGAAAACGGTGGTGTATGGTGTAGAAGAAACCAATGCTAAGTTAAGTCAAATTCTTGCTGTTGTGCAAGATAATGTGGATAACACGCTTGATCTTTTCAGTGGTGATATGACGAAAGAAATCAAGGATTCAGCCCCGTATGATACAGGACGTTATATGAGTTCTTGGTTCTACGAGCGTAAAGAATCATTGAAGTATGCAATTATAAGTCAAAATTCTTACGTGCCTTACAATACGTATCTTGTGTTTGGCACTGAAAAATTCAAACCGATTGCAAATGAATCACGCTATAAGTATTCTGACTCTGAACGTGGTATTATCCATGATGTAAGACAGATTAAGTTTATATATAGTATTAAACTTGGTCAATTAATTAAGCGTGTGAACTTAATAGGTGCAAACATATCATTAGCGGGGTTATAATGGATATAGATGGTGTTTTAAAGGAACTTGCAGATTTTATTGAAGAGAAAGTTCCAGAACTTAACGGAAAAGTTACTACCATTTATCCTGAATCAGAAAGATTTGCTCCTCCCACCGTTGTAATAGACATTGTAGCGGGGAGGGAAACCCTAATTGTTGATGGAACAAAGACACACGAGTTAGTGCGTATTGCAATCGTCTCTGATAAGAAGAGTGAGATCAATCGCATTTTTAATTTAATTACAAATGCTTTTTTGGATTATGGACGGGAACTTACATTATGTGCTTACGGTGGTGTGAGTTATGTTTCTCCCGTTGCTCCGGCATTTGTTGAAAAGAATAGTGTTTTGAAACGTGAATTGGATATTGTTGTAATTGAATTTAGAAAGAGAGGTTGAATTTTATGGGACAAAACGCAGGTTATACTACAACCGTTGAATATATTAAAGAGACTTCATTTGGCACAAAGCCTACTAATCCTGAAATGCAGTGGATAGGTATTGTTACTGATGCTAAGTTTACTGATAAACCGAAGTCATTTTCCACGCGGTATTTTACGGATGCTGCCTACACTGATCCGAAGTCTGCTGCCTACAAGCACATTAAGACTGTAATGGAAGCGGGCATTGAGATTGAGTATGTGCCACAGGACATTCTTGGTGGTTTCATTGGGTTTGCGCTTGGTGGTGATGATACTACTTGCACAGGACTTGCAGATGGTATTAATTCCGCTACGATTGGTGCAATCATTACAGGTGGAACGAATAAGTATCTTCTCTACGAGGGATGTGTAGTTGATGAGTTTACGCTCTCGATTCCCGAAGATGATGTTCTGAAATGTTCTGCTAAATTTACTGCTGCTGATGCTCCTGCTCCTTCTGCTACGGATTATAAGGGAACGGGTAGTAATGCAACTGAGAGCACCGATGCAATGCTTACGTGTGATGATGTAAGTGACATTAAGTTAAGTGTAGACAATGGAACTACTTGGGCAAGTGCTACTGATATTGTGCGTGAGATTGAGTTATCTATCTCGAATAAGAACGTTTATCTCAAGGATCTTGCATCTGCAAACAGCACCCACATTGCAGGTGTTGTGAACACGGGTAAGGACGTTAAACTTGGTCTTGAACTATATTATGATGATCTTGACCTTCTTACACAGGTTCGTGCTCTTACACAGTGCGGATTCAAGTTTACCATTGATAGTAAGACGTTTACGCTTACGGGAGTTCAATTCCCTGAATATCCCCTTGATGTTAAACCTGATGAGGTTATTGGGGATAAGATTGAATCGCTGCAAATTACCGGGCTTACAATAACCTAAATATTTTTTTCCTACTGATTATTATGGTTAATGTTATTATTAATAATGAAACGTATGAACTGTCTGATGAACCTTATCATGGTATTGTGCGTAAGGTTCGGAAGATGCAGAAAGCAATGCTTATTGAACTTCTATCCAGGTTCAAGGATGAACTTAACGATAGTATGAAAATTGAGGATGCCCTTGCTATGATTGCAAATAAGCATCCCGATGAGATTATAGAATATTCAGAGCGTGAGGAAGATTTTATTGTTGTTACTACGATTTCTCTCGCTACCAATAAGATGTGGAATATAGAGGACTTTGACACTGTTCCTATTGGGGAAATGGATAAGATTTTCCAACAGTGTAAGGATGTTCTTGGCGGCGATGTGAACCGTTTTTTCAGAGGTTACGCGACGAATACACAGGAAGCGCCGAAGGAACTCAAGTTGAAGAAGAAGTAGGACAACTTTCTTTTTCAAGTAATAAAGTAGCAGAAGTGCGTAATAAACTTAAGGAGCGTAAACAGTTACGCAATCTCCTCGAAGATGATACTTACTACAAGAAAATAGCGCGTTGGAAACAAGCATTGCGTAATGGGTCTGACGATGAAGATTTTGCAGACTTTGTTTTAATTGATGCTTTTGGATGGTCTTGGGAACATTTGAACCAATTACCTGAACAAAAGTATCTTGCTATTTCTAAAATACTCTCTTTAAAGAACGCTGAAGAAGCAAAACAGGCTAAACGACAGAAGCAGAAGAAAAGGTGATGATTGATGCAACTTGGAGATAATGACATTGTAATTTATGTCGGCGGTAATATTACTGACTTACAAAATAAGATGAGACAGGCACAAGGTGTTACCGCCGCTACCAGTGCATCAATGGCTGGAACAATAGGACGTATGGGCGGTTCTATTGAAAGGACATTAAAAACCACAGGTAATACCATTGTTGGTGCTACTGGTGCTGCTTCTGTCGCAATGGTTTATCCTCTTACTCGTATTGCAGGTTCCATTTTTGAAATCGGTAGTGAACTTGACTCCATGTCACAGAAAACTGTATCAGTCTTTGACTTAATGGGTAGAAGTGTAAACGATGTTAAGAAAGATTTAGAAGATTTTGCCTTTTCTCTTGCTGGAAATACAATGTTCTCCGCTAATGAAATCATGGAGAGCATGTATGGCATGGCACAGTCAGGTATGCAGGTTGAAGATATTTACACTTTAATGCCTGAAGTTATCAACCTTGCAACTGCGCAAAACATGGATCTTGATACCACTTTTAGAATGTTATACGGAACATTGCAGGCATATAAATTAAATGCTTCTGATGCTACAAAAGTAACTCATGCTATGGCAGCATCAATGAGTGCTTCAGTGCTTGATGCTGAAGATTTAGTTTACGCATTGAAATATATTAATCCTACATTTGCTGCACTTGGTTACAGTTATAATGAAGGATTAACAATGATTGCAATGTTACGTGATTTAACTTTCACTGGTCAAAATGGTGGAAGAATCTTACGTGACGCTTTTACTGATTTAATTGCTCCTACTGCTGAATCAATAAATATTATGCGTAAGTGGGGCATTTCGGTTTATACTAACAGTGAAGAAATAAATGGTTTAGTTGCAGAGTATTATAGTGCATCTGAAGCACTTGAACAGATGAAGAGTGATACATCTGCATCTAACGAAGAAATACAAAAACATAAAGATTTTATTATTCAGTTACAAGGGCAGATGGTAGGTTTAGATAAATCATCTGAGCAATATAAGAGTTTAAAGAAGGCGCTTGATGAAGCACTTTACGCAGAACGTGTAATGAAGAATGAAGTCAAGAAATCAAGCACCGAAATTGATAATCAAACTGCAAAAGTAAAAGCCCTTGAAAAACAAGTTAATGATTTTTCTGCTACCGGAATGAAAGCGCCTGCTGAAATTCTTAATGAATTATGGAAAGCACGCGAAGCGGGCATGACTGAAGGAGAGTTTTCTACCGTTTTCGGTAAACAGTCATATGCCGCAATGATGCAACTCACCAGAGATAAGGAAAAATACGCTGAAGTTTTAGAGTATGTTACATACACTGAAGGTGAAGTGAATGAAGCGCAAAGACAATCTGATATTGTTACCGCTTCTACTGCTGCAAGTTGGACTATTTTAACCAATCATATTTCATCAGCGGCAGGTGAAATTTATAGATCAGTAGCACCTGCATTAAAGGTTTTATTTGATTCGTTAAATGAAAACTTCGATGGTATCAAAGAGTTTTGTATTCTTGTAGCACAGAACTTTGTTCCTATCTTACAGGATATTGCAAATCGTGTAATTGGTGTAGTTGAATGGTTTAATAATCTCGATTCAGGTACAAAAGAACTTATTGCTAAAATAACTGCAATGGGTGTTGCATTTACACTTATTGGCATTCCTTTAATGTTGTTTACTGGTATCATTCTATGGACACTTTCACCAATGGTAGGGCTTATTGGTAAGATTGGACTTGCAGTAGAGCGCATTGGTATCTTACGTGCTGGAATGATTGCATTTAACAAAGATGCAACAATCTTTGGCATGAATATAATGAATATTAAGGGCTCATTAAGTTCTTTTTTAACCACATTAACAAAAGGAACTAGCGCGAAAGGTATAACCGCTGTTACTGGTGAAATATTTTCATCAACGAAAGCATTAGAAGCATTAGGTAGTGCAGGAATGATGATTAATCCTACACTTGTAACAACTGCTGCTACAACGGCAACTGTGGGTGCTACTACGGCAGGAGTAGGTGCAACAATATTAGCGACACTTAGTTCAATTTTACCACCAATACTTATAGCAGTTGCAGCAATAACCGCACTCTGGTTTGCCTGGAAGAATAATTGGTTTGGAATCAGAGATATTACTGCAAGTGTTATTGAGTTTATTACAGAACATTTCAAGGTTTTCTTTGACTTTATTGATTCTACATTTGGTGTAATCTTTAATAGTATTTCAAATCTTATTGATACATTTATCAATGGTGATGTAAACGGTTTATTTAGTGCTTTAGGTAGTCTTATTGGTGGAATTGTAAGATTAGTATTTGGTTTACCTGAAACACTCTTTAAAATCGGTAGACAGATGATTATCGATTTTATAAAGGGTATAATTGCTGAAGCGCCAAATACAGGACCGGCTTTAATTCAATGGATTGTTGATGGTGGTATCCAAGAGTTTTGTTTGGCGGCGATTCGTGCTGCCGTTGATGCCGGTATCGCATTTGTTAAAGGATTTATCGACGGTATTACAGGTAAAGCACCAGATGTTAAAGAGAAATCTAAACCTGCCGGTAAAGCGGTAACTGATGGTATTAAAGAAGGTGCTGAATCTGGATTATCAGA